CAGTATGCTTATTAGTAACTAGATATATACTTCCACACCTATTCATTACTTTATTGACTGTTCTTTGAGTGTTTATTACCCTGAGTAGCCGCTCCTGTTCCACGAGTTTGTTTAGTGTTAGTCTTAGCTGTATTGTTAGGATACCCCGCAATCTTAGGGACGGGGCAGTCTTTTGGTTGTGTGTAGTTTGCGCTCATTACTTACCTTTCTGATTCATCACACGAGCCATGTTGCGACCGTATGTTTTCCTGTCTTCATTAGATACGCCTGCGCTACCTTTACCACCATTTTCAATACCTACAGTAGGTCCTGTGTTCTTAACAGTTGCTTTTGACTTACCCTTCTTCTCAATTCCATTACCTCTTGCCATAATAATCTCCTATGATGTTGTTACTGTAACAGTTCCTAGTGATGCGACTGCTTCTAAAGTACTCTGTATCCCACCCGCAGGATCGGTAAAGCCAACTGGGTTCCACCCCCACTGTATATCCGTATCTGGTGCGTCTGGTCTTGGGTTACGTATTGCCTGCGGATCAACGATTACATACCGGCCTAACTGTAACTGGGGTTGATCCGGTACCCAACAACTAGGACACGCGAGTATGTTCGTCTCTTTAGTATTTACTACAAGTGTCTTAAGTTGCTTTAGTTTGTAACGAAAACCACACACGTCACAGGGGGCAATCGCGAACTTACCACTTGCGAAATTAGAACCCATTTATATAAACTGCATCCGTGGCACCATGCGTATTGGGGCCTTCTCACGATCTTCTTCTGCGGCTAACGCAAATTCTTCTTCATAATCAGCCTTCAACATAGGGATACGCGCCATCGCTTCAGGTAGTTTCATACTCAGATAATATGCCAACCCCGCTACCAAAGCGGGTAAGAAACGATAAGGCACATCTTGGGTATTGACACCAGTACCTGCATCTTGAATCCGGCGTAGTCGCCAATATTGAAAAGTATAGGTTGCATTATCCGGTACAGGCCATACAGTGATTGTGGGGTAAGCTACAGTGCTTGTTGGTGTTGGTCCAGTGGCTCCAGACTGCCTATCTATATAAACCTGTAGTGGGCGGCCTGTAGCGTTCTTGTTTGGGATATTTGCATATGTTGATACACTAATGCGACTTATATTAATATCTACCTGTGTTGTGGTGCTTCCTGTACGTACAACGTGATCCAATAAGTCAACAGTATCTAAGGGTAAGTTATACGTGGCTGTGCCTGCTACTAGGGGGATGGAGTTTTGCTCTACAGTCCACATATTTATCCCCCTATTAACCCAATTTATCAACATGATGTTCAAAGACCTACGTGCTGTCTTTAAGTCGTATCCGCTCATCATTTCTGATCCCGCGCGTTCGTATGCTTCTTCACACAGGGAATTGAGATCAAGGTTAAATGTAGTTGTAGCAGTTGTTGCCAATTACTTACCCATCCTGTTAGTATCGCGTTTTGCTTTGCTTATTTTATCAAGGCCAGTGATAGCTCCGCCTTTAGCACACTTCTTAGCGCGTCCCGGCATCTTCTTGGGGTTAATATCACCCATACCGCGTGAGGGCATCATATGAATTTGCCTCTAGTCCGCCCCTTCTTCTCAATACCCCCACCTCTAGCAAATTTCTTAACACCTGCGGCTTCGCGTTTGGCCTTTGCAGCGGACTCGCTGACCATATAGTCTTTTAGCTTGTTTGCCTCAACAGTTTTATCAATGGCTTTCATATCCTTATCACCACTAATAGGCCCACCTTTAGCAAACTTCATACCACTGGCTTTATTATAAGCATCATTCTCAGCTTTATCGCGACGACCTTCATCACGTACTGTCTTCATTTCGGCTTTTTCTTTGGCTGTAGGAGTACTATCGTCTTTAATGGGCGCGGGTTTTATAGCACCCCCAGCAGCGTATTTCTTTACTACCTTACCCCCTTTCCTCATCCCCAGACTGCCCATATCCTTTTTGTTCGGCACCATGTTATTTTTCATCTGTCTTCTCCACAGGCTTGGGGGCGGGTTTCTTTTTCTCAGGCACTTTAGCGCCCCAACCATTTTCATTGATTATCATATTATTTACCTGCTATATAATGAATTATTTGTAATATTCCTGCGCCTAACGCACCACCCGCACCACCAACAAGCATCAAGACTTTCCATCCACCCCTAGCTTCTGATAGTGTAAGACTAATAGCAGTAAGGGTTTTTTTCATATCCTCCATATCGGATACCAGTTTATCCATATCCACCTGTAAATGTCGGATGTCTGCCCCGTGGTTAGCGAGTTCTCGTTCTGTGCTCATCTGTGGGTTTGTGAGTTTCTCCATAATTTACCCATAGAAAAAGGTTACAGAAGTAGCATTTGTAATAGTCACATAAGGATCGGCGCTGAACAGCACGCCTTCGCCCGGGAATAACAAATAGCCTGTATGTGTAGCAGAAGCGGGGGTGTCTATTTTTATAAGTTCTGTAGCCCCCGAACCACCGTTTTTAAATGATATGGAACCTGCTCCCGCACCCGATACCCAATACACCGCCCGTACTCGCGCACGGGGTACCCCAATTGCTGAGGCAGCTGTTGAGGTAAGGTTCTTTGCCTTTACATCAGTTTGCATTGACATAACGACCTCCTATTAAGACAGGTTCAGATTTTGTATGTAGCGAACTGTGATTACACCGACACCTGATCCAGTATTAGTTGAAGTCACAGCGATCTTAGCATCAGAGGTACCTACGTCAATAAACGCGCCTGTACGTGTGGCATCAGTGCTTGGAGTAATAGAAACAATACCTATAGTACCCCCAGCGGCGGCGGATGCAGCGGTAAATGCTGTTGCTGAAGCTGTAGTACCAACCCCGAAAGTAGTTGCCACGCCAGTCCATGCAGTTGTTACATATACTGTGATCTCTATGATCTGGCTGTTAGCTGGGATTACGATTGTAGTTGCGCCAGAGGCTTGAGTGATGTTGTTGGACTGAGCCATGATGACTTGTCCGGTGTTCTTTACGTTGGTGCCTAGAGTGGTACCTGTAGTTTCCTTGATAGTACCTGCAAGAATTGGACCTGAAAACGTGGAGCTTGCCATTGATATTTTCCTTTATACGAAGAGAGGTCTGCTAGTCTCGTATACGTCTGCCGGGACAGTCTAGTAGACCGGGGGTTCCCGGTGATAAGCCTTTATATCACGTTTTGGTGGGGGATGTCAAGCGTATTTGAAACTCCATCCACTATATTTTCCTTTACTAATTGGCTTACCTGATTTCAGTGATCTGCTAATTGTTGGGGCTAATAAGGATATTCCTTTACGCAAAGCAGTGATGCTTTTGAAGTGTACAACTCCCCCATCAGGTCTGATAGCATCCACGGCTTTGCTCATTTTTAGCTTACTTTCTTCTGTATGAGTTCTACCTGTCCAATGGTCGTAGCTCCCTGCTGCGGCAGCGGCTCTTATTTTCTCCATACCTTCTGGGGATACTTTGCGCCCCGGACCCTTTGGCACTCCTCGTTGGGTGTCGCCTATTTTGCGTCTTACTTCTTCTGATAATTTAGCGCCGTAACGGTAATGATTTTCTCCTGCGTGTACTCCTGTCCTATTTTCCCTCATTTTTTGCTTCGATTCTTCAGTGTGCGTAGTACCATACCTAGGGTGGTTTTCTGGTATCCCCGCGTATTGTGCTTTTAGCGTGTTGGATATATCTTGTCTGTGCCCCTCAGACAACACCCTCCCAAAATTAGGGTTGTCTTCTCCAAGCCTTCCACGCATGGGAGCATCGGAAAATTTACTGTGGTTGTAACAATACTCCTTACCTACATGCTCCGCCAACCATATGTCCTCTACTGCCTGTAAAGATTCCCCATCTGGTATTGTTTCTATTACTTTAAATAAAAAATTATCTTCTCCATATTGGTTCCACGCGGCTTGTAGATGTTTAGAGTGATGTGCGTTCCTCCGTAATCTACTTCTATGGCACCGGAAGCGTTCTCGTTGATTAACCGTACTACCTACATAAAACTAACCGTTGGTTAAATTAATTATTTTATATATTATTTGTGCCTTCATTCCCACCCCTCTTAGTTATTAGCCTACTGAACAATTGTATTATACACAAGTGTGGATGGATAGCGCAAGGATTTTGGGAGAAAAACAAAAAGCCCACCGAAGTGGGCTCTAAGTACTTGATTTTACTACTATGCTCCTGCGGAACCGTAAATCCCAAGACTATCGGACGCTCCGAACGAATACCTCTCACGCGCTTTATACCTCATGTTGCCGGTATCAAAATCCCCTTCGAAAGAAGTAGACAAAGGAACCCGAATAAAGTGCTTCAACCCGTTAGGGATGTCGGTAGTCAGGAACCACGCGTTAGTGTCGGTCAAGAAGTGGTTGATGGTATAACCTT